GCATTAGAAGATATACAAGCTGAACAACAGTTAGCACCACAACAAGCATTGGCACAGTATTATAACACAGTAGCACCAATTGCTTTTGGATTGCCTACACAACAACAACAAACACAAGCACCAAGTGCTAACCCAATTACATCAGCTGCTGGAGGAGCAATGTCAGGAGCTGCATTAGGATCTATGTTCGGTGGAGTAGGAGCTGGCATGGGAGCTGCAATTGGTGGAGGATTTGGATTATTAGGAGGACTATTATAATGAACTTAAAAGAACACATACCACATTTTGTAAAAGAACATAAGAAAGCAATAGCAGTAGCTGTTGTTATTTTAGTTATAGCAATAATTATATAAGGATAAATTATGTCAGGTGGAGGAGGATCATCTTCAGATGGTGGCAATGAACAAGCAGCTGCAAAAGCTGCTATGACCACACAAGCTGCTTACACATCAAGTGCAAGTCCAGCAACAACTGCAAAAGTAGATACAGGTGGTAGAGATGAAAGTGATCAACAAGCTGCTTTACAAACTTATCATCAAAATTTAGAAGATTATGATGAACCTGATGCAAAACATTTCAATTTAACACAAAAAAATATTAGATCAAATATTAAAGATTTAAAGAAATCTGGTCAGTATGACGTTAAAATGTCTGATGACGATTATAAAAAATTTAATGAAGATCTTAATAAATATTATGGTACAAAAGACGTTAAATACGAACCATATGGTAGAGCAGGACAAGGAACTGTAAATCTTTCTTTTAAAGAACATTATGATAACTTAGGTCATCAATATAAAGCTTTACGATTTTCTCCTGTTTTAAGATTTCTTGCAGCAGCAGGAAAAAATATAGATGAATATTTAACAAGTGATTATGGTACTTACAAATATGGTGGTCCAGGACGTGATTCAGGTGGACTTCTAGGTTCTTTTGGATCTGGTGGATCTACATTTACACCAACAGCAAGTGATAGAGATGTTATGAGAAACTTAGCTCCAGAAGCTCCATATATTGTATCAGGTACACAAAAACCTACTAATTCACCAGCAGCAAACTGGTATCAAAGTTTAGGTAATACAAATACAAGTAACTTTAAGTTTAGTTTTGAAAATGAACTTAATGCAGCAAGATCTAAACAGAAAGCTATATTAAATACTTCTTCTGGTGTGGGTCAATTAGCTGTTAATGAAAGTCCATTTTACAATTGGCTTAAAACAAAAAGTTTAAATAAAGGAATATTATAATGGGATTATTAGATATATTTAACGTTGGATTAGATTTAGATAGATTAAGAAGGATTGATAATACAGATCCAGATGATCCATTAGCTGAAAATTATGGTGATGGTTTTAAAGTAAGTCTTAGAGAAAGAGAAACACCAAAAGGTGCATTTGACAATGCTCCATTTTTTATAAAAAAACCAGTTGAATATTTTGTGCCAAAAGGAACAGAAGGAACAGGTCAAGTAAAAATACCTTTTACAGATAAAACAGCAAGAATAATACCTGAATCTGCAATGAGTTCAGCTAGAACAGATAAACAAAAAAAAACATCAGCTAGTATCCCTATGGGAACTATATCAAAAATACCTGCACAAGATGCAAGTGCAACAACAGTAAAATCAGAAACTACAGTTAAAACAATACCAACAAAAGAGTTAGCACAAGATGGTAATTTTTTAACTAAATTATCTGATCTTATAGGTATGGATTTTAGTAAAGCTGCTGCTGATTGGAAAGATAAAGGTGGTTTTGAAGGT